CGAAGGAGGGCTTACCTCAGAAGAGCGAGCAGCAGCCATCTCTCGTCAACTCTACTGTATCACCCGTCCAGAGTCTATCCAGAACCCTGACGAGGCCAACTTCAATCTATTCGGCTCTGTCATTAACCCTACTACAGGGGAGGCAGCACTGTCCATTATCTTAGATTGGCTTATCTATGTCAACCCAGCGGTGGACTTGACGGAGCTACAGCTTTTGTTTCCTTTGATGCCAGAGGCGGAGAAAGACTCGCTTACTACGCTTATCACCACGTCGCCGACGGTTCTCTTTGAACAGATTATCCCGACCGAGTGTACGGTCCACGACCAGGCGTATATGGAAGCCAACGGATGGTTCCCGCCAGAGCCAGAAGAAGTGACTGAGGACCAAATTGGAGAAATCGTTGAATAATGGCTAAGCATACACACGTATTTAAAACGCCCGCCTTTTGGTTCGCCTTTAATAACGGCGAAGAGGTAAAGGGTAACCCGCGCAATAACTACGGGTATGCTTCTAAGGGCGAGCTCAGCACAGGGCAAGATTACTTGGACGTCTTCGATACAGAAGAAGAAATGGCGGCTTATATCGACCTTCAGGTCGGGGAGCCTGGGTGGTATTATAAGTGCGAGAACCGTATCCCTTACCCGCCAAACCCGAACGAGTGGAAATGTCCTGAAGAAGAGTAAACACCATCCAATGAAATTTAATTCTAATCCTACTGTCGGTACCAATGTTGAATACAAGCTGATTGAAAGCGGCGAAGAGAATGAAGAAAGTATGAATTATGAATTGATTAGCGTAGCGGTGGGTGCGGTAAGCGGAATAATCGGAACTTACGTAAAGATGGAAAACGAGCTCACCAAGATAAAAAGTCGTTTGATTAGCTTGGAGAAGCAAGAAACACGCGTGCAGCAAAGCCTAGACGTTTTGCTTGATGGTGTAAATGAGATTAAAATTCTACTCGCTAAGAAGGGTATTGAATGAGGGACATCAATCGAATTATCCTGCACTGCTCTGCCACACCAGAGGGCAGGGGGGTAACCGTTGACCAAATAAGGAGCTGGCATTTATCAAACGGGTGGGACGATATAGGCTATCATTTCTGTGTGTATGCTGACGGTTCTGTACACCGAGGGAGGGACCTCGATAAGTCAGGAGCCCATACCTACGGACACAACAAAGACTCAATCGGAGTGTGCTATATTGGTGGTGTAGATAAGGATATGAAGCCCAAGGATACTATGACTGAGATGCAGGATATAGCAGTTCTTGAGCTTGTTAAAAGTTTACGCCTTATTTTTGGGGAGTTAAGTCTTCACGGACATAATGAGTTTTCAAGTAAGTCCTGCCCTTCGTTTGATGTGCAGGAGAAGTACAAATTCTTAAACAAACAGATATGAATTTTTTGACACAATTTTGGAGTGAGATTTTGCTCGCTGGTATTACAGCGGCTGGTACGATTACTGCTTTGACAGAGACCGAGAAGGACGATAAAATCGTCAATGTATTATCTCGTATCCTCAACGCGGTAGTTATGGGTAAGAACCGCCGCAACCGATAAGGACCTATGCCTAAGATTAGCACATACGGAACCGTTACACCAGCGGCTTCCGACAGGATTGTCGTTAGCGATGCCAGTGATTCTAACGCCACAAAGAATATTACGGTGGGTTCGCTGTCTTCGGCTACTGCAATTTCTTACTATACAGACGCTTACGATATTGGCCCTAAAACGGTTACTATATCTGCAGCTAATGATTGGGTTAATATGCCTAACATTGCTTTTACCGCTGATGTAAACGAAGGATTTGACTTGAGTGGGGGCAACGTAGTGAAAAACGTGTCAGGTGTAGGTCTTACCGCTTGTAAGATAATCGCGTTTTTAAACGTTAAGGCGGAAAGTGGAGGTAGCGACCAAGATATAGCTCTTCGTTTTATAAAGAACACTACTCCTATTCTTACGTCTGAAGGACACGCTACGGTAAATCAGAGTCACGCTGGCGAGATTACATTAGGCACTATTCAGTCGTTGGCTTTAAACGATACTATTGGGCTACAGATTAAAAATGTAAATGGCACAACTGACTTGGTGATAGACCACGTTAATCTCATTATTACGTCTCTATAAGCTATGCTTATCCGTAAGATATCTGTAGGCCCTGACTATAAGTCAGCGATGCATTACTTGCTAGGCCAAGAGGTTCTCGGAGGCAACTATAAAATACACCTCATTAAAGTAGAGGATAAATCAAATTCAATTCAAATATGGATAGAGCGCAATAATGAGATAATTCTTTGGAAGCATTTTTCTCATACGATGCCACTATCTGTAGAGTACAACATTAATTTTTAATGAGGTCACCAGACGCGTTTATAGTAAAACCAAAAGACAATACCAGATACGACAACAAGCGAAAGGCAAAAGACCTTGAGTTTATTGTTAGCTCATCGCAAGAAGACCACAGGTTTTCTAATCGATACGGTATCGTTCAATCTACCCCACTTTCTTACTCAGGACCTATCGAGCCAGGGGATACCCTTCTAGTTCATCATAACGTATTTAAGTACTATTACGATATGTATGGGGTTCAAAAAAGCGGACGTAGCTACTTTCAAGACGACCTTTTCTTTGTAACCGACGACCAGTTTTTTTTGTACAAGAAAGACGACAGGTGGCAGGCTCACGGTAAGTATTGTTTTGTAGAGCCCGTAGAAGAAAAGGAGTCTTGGATAGGAAAGTTTTCTAAAGAAGAGCCTCTTATCGGTCGCCTTAAATATGGCAACGAACAACTTTTTTCCCTTGGTGTAAATGAAGGCGACGAGGTGTCATTCCTTCCTGATAGCGAGTACGAGTTTACGGTGGACGGCGAAAAGCTATACCGTATGTTTACTGATAACATAACCCTAGTACTATGAACGCGAAAGAACTCAAAGAAAAGATTATAGCTGCGGGCCATAGAGCGGTAGAACAGCTTATCAAGGTGGCTAAAGAAGACATCATCAAGCCAGACCTAGAAGATGAGCTGGCTGCCGACAGGCTAAAAAACGCGGCTGCTACTAAAAAACTTGCTATATTCGATGCGCTGGAAATACTTAACCGCATTGAACAGGAGCGAGAAAATTTAGAGGCAATGGCTAAGCGCGGCGACTCCTCTACCAATACAAAGCAAGGGTTTGCAGAACGAAGGTCAAAATAAACTGCTTATTCAGCTCGAAGGTGTAGTGCCTAAAAATGTTCTTGCCAGAAAAAACCGCGCAAAAAACTGGGAGTACGGATATAACGAAGACTATGACTTTGTAGTCATTTCAAAGGACGGCACGGTAGGTGAAGTGGTTGAGATACAGGGTGTACGCATCGCTCTGCCTATGGTGGTTTCAGACCCGATACAGCGCAGTAAATCCAAGAAAGAGCAGTACTGGCAACCGCTAGAATACCCCAAGGAGCTTACACGTATCAAAACTATATTTCAGTGGAATGAGATGCCCGCTGATTTTAAGGATAGGTGGGTAGACTTTGTAGAGCGCGAGTTCGATAGGCGTGAAAATGGCGCGTGGTTTATGAATGACGGAGTACCGACATACATAACGGGCTCTCACTACACGTACCTCCAGTGGACCAAGATTGACGTGGGCCTTCCTGACTTCCGAGAGGCCAACCGTATATTCTATATTTTCTGGGAAGCGTGTAAAGCTGACGTGAGGTGTTTCGGTATGTGTTACCTGAAGATACGTCGTTCAGGGTTTTCGTTTATGGGGTCGTCAGAGTGTGTAAACATAGGTACGCTAGCTAAAGATGCTCGCGTGGGTATACTTTCTAAAACGGGTGCTGACGCCAAAAAAATGTTTACAGACAAGGTGGTTCCTATATCGGCTAACTACCCGTTCTTCTTCAAGCCCATACAGGATGGTATGGACAAGCCGAAAACAGAGCTTGCCTACCGAGTTCCCGCGTCTAAGATTACAAAGCGTAATATGTACCTCGACGAGGATAACGAGTTAGACGGCCTTGACACCACTATTGACTGGAAGAATACGGCTGACAACAGCTATGACGGAGAGAAGCTCTTGCTTTTAGTTCACGACGAGAGCGGTAAGTGGGAGAAGCCAGAAAACATTTTAAATAACTGGCGCGTCACGAAAACTTGCCTACGTCTAGGTAGCCGAATTATAGGGAAGTGTATGATGGGCTCTACCTCCAACGCTTTAAGCAAGGGCGGTGGCAACTACAAGACCCTATACACCCAATCTGATGTAAGCAATCGTAACGCCAACGGTCAGACGAAGAGCGGTATGTACAGCCTTTTTATTCCTATGGAGTGGAACTTTGAAGGCTATATTGATAGGTATGGTATGCCTGTATTTAGGAAGCCGATTCACGACGTCAAGGGTATTGATGGCAACCCTATTAAGATGGGTGCTATCGAGTACTGGGAGAATGAGGTGGCTTCACTCAAGAATGACCCCGACGCCCTCAATGAGTTCTATCGTCAGTTTCCGCGTACTGAGTCTCACGCTTTTCGCGACGAGAGTAAGCAGTCTATATTCAATCTAACGAAGATATACCAGCAGATTGACTATAACGATGAGATGATAAAGGAGCACTATTTAACTCGAGGTTCTTTTCACTGGAAAAACGGTGAGAAAGACAGCCAAGTTATATGGACGCCAGAGCGTAACGGTCGGTTTTTACTCGGGTGGACACCGCCATCACGTATGCAAAACCACGTCATTGTGCGCAATGGTATGAAGTACCCTGGTAACGAGCATATCGGCTCCCTGGGTTGCGACCCGTACGACATCTCTGGTGTAGTCGGGGGCAGGGGTTCGAACGGCTCTTTGCACGGGATGACTAAGTTTAATATGGACGACGCTCCTAGTAACGAGTTTTTTTTAGAATATGTAGCTCGTCCGCAGACGGCTGAGATATTTTTCGAAGAAGTTCTAATGGCCTGTATATTCTATGGTATGCCTATCCTTACGGAGAATAACAAGCCAAGGTTACTTTACCATTTCAAGAACAGGGGATACCGTAAGTTTTCAATGAATCGTCCCGACAAGAAGTTTAATAAACTATCAAAAACTGAGAGGGAGCTGGGTGGTATACCAAATACGTCGGAAGACGTTAAGCAATCTCACGCATCTGCTATCGAGACATATATCGAGAAACACGTCGGTATTGATATGGAAGGGACGTACCGAGAACAGGGCGATATAGGTACTATGCCATTTACTAGGACGCTCGAAGATTGGGCTAAGTTTGATATCAACAACAGGACTCGATTTGACGCCACGATAAGCTCTGGATTGGCTATTATGGCTAACCAAAAACACATCTATCAGCCTGTTGAAAAGCAATCGAAATTATCCGTTACCTTTGCTAGGTACAACAATCGTGGAAATATAAGCGAACTAGTTAAATAATGAGAGATGTTCAGGTTAACATAGCATCTGCCTCGTTCCCTACCCAATTTGTGTCTGACGCTGAAAAAGCGACTTATGAGTATGGATTGCAGATTGGACAAGCCATTCAATATGAGTGGTTTAAAAGGGATGGAAACGGTTGTCGTTTTTACAGTCAGTGGAGGGATTTTAATCGACTCCGACTGTATGCTCGCGGAGAGCAATCTATTGCTAAATATAAAAGCGAACTCTCGGTCGATGGCGACCTTTCTTATTTGAACCTGGATTGGACTCCAATACCCATCATTCCTAAGTTTGTAGATATCGTAGTCAACGGTATGTCGGACCGATTGTTTGATGTAAAAGCTTACGCTCAAGACGCTATGTCGTCGGCTAAACGCAGTAAGTATCAGGATATGATAGAGGCTCAGATGGTTTCTAAAGACCTTTTGATGCAGGTGCAAGAAGGGTTTGGGGTTGACCCATTTACCGTATCTCCTGACGAGCTCCCTAATAGCGATGAAGAGCTTTCGTTGTATATGCAACTTAACTACAAACCTGCTATCGAAATAGCAGAGGAAGAAGCTATTAACACACTTTTAGAGCAGAATAAATATAACGATACCCGACAGCGCGTAGACTACGACCTTACGGTGCTAGGTGTCGGTATGGTTAAGCACGAGTTCCTCAAGGGCGACGGAGTACAGGTAAAGTATGTAGACCCCGCAAATGTGGTCTATAGCTATACCGAAGACCCGTTTTTTCAGGACAACTTCTACTGGGGAGAAATTAAGACGGTGCCTATCACTGAGCTTATCAAGATAGACCCTACGCTGACTACGGACGACCTAAAAGAGATTTCAAAGCATTCTCAGAGCTGGTACGATTATTACAATGTACAGCAGTTCTACGATAACGATATCTTCTATCAAGATACCACGACCCTTATGTACTTCAACTACAAGACAACGCAAAAGTTTGTCTATAAGAAGAAGGTGATGGATGGCGGAGGCGCTAAGGTGGTTGAGAAGGACGATACATTTAACCCGCCAGAAGAGATGATGGAGGAGGGTCGGTTCGAAAAAATCGAGAAGACTATCGATGTATGGTATGAGGGCGTTATGGTAATGGGGACCAATATTATTCTCAAGTGGGAGATGGCGGAAAATATGGTCCGTCCTAAATCTGCATCTCAGTATGCCGTACCTAACTACTTGGCCTGTGCGCCACGTATGTACAAAGGCAATATCGAATCATTGGTTCGACGTATGATTCCTCTGGCTGACCAGATACAGATTACCCACCTCAAATTACAGCAGGTAATGTCTCGCATCGTCCCTGACGGTGTGTTTATTGATGCTGACGGACTTAACGAAGTAGACCTAGGGACAGGCAACGCATACAATCCCGAGGACGCTTTACGGCTTTACTTCCAGACAGGTAGCGTGGTGGGGCGTAGCTATACGCAGGACGGTGAGTTTAATAACGCACGAGTCCCTATTCAGCAGCTCACCAGTAACTCAGGGCAGTCTAAAATTAGCGCTTTGATTGGGAACTACAATCACTATCTCAATATGATACGTGATATCACTGGTCTCAACGAAGCGCGTGACGGCTCTATGCCTGACCCTAACTCTCTAGTCGGGGTACAGAAGCTAGCGGCGCTCAATTCTAACGTAGCCACTCGTCATATCTTAGACGGTAGTTTGTTTATTCTGAAGTCGTTGGCAGAAGCCCTCTCTTGCAGGGTAGCTGATATATTGGAGTACGCAGACTTCAAGGAAGAGTTTGCAAATCAAATCGGTAAGTACAATATATCTATACTTAACGATATCAAGGATTTGTATATCTACGATTTCGGTGTCTTTATTGAGATTGCCCCCGACGAAGAGCAAAGGGCTATGCTTGAGCAAAATATCCAAATGGCTTTGTCTAAGAACGACATCAACTTAGAGGACGCTATCGATATCAGAGAGATTAAAAACATTAAGTTGGCAAACCAACTCCTCAAGCTCAAGCGCAAGAAGAAGCAAGAGCGCGAGGAAGCTATGCAACTTCAACAGCAGCAGATGCAGGCTCAGCAGCAGTTCGAGTCGCAGAAGTTAGCCACGGAGGCTCAGATGATGAAGATACAGGCT